TAATCGGCAAAATATTTCATAAATAGGCTTCTTGTTTAATCCTCACTTGGCTTTACAAAAATACAATATTTTTCGTAAAAATATCGATATATCCGTTTGTAATAATGTTTTTATCCATATTCAAATTTTTTTATTGCAGTGAAAAAATATCAAAATAAAATAATCAGCATCCCCAATCTTTACAGGGACTTGATGGTGCATTTCGGCAGCAAGGAGACCTTGCGCAAAGTGCTTTGCAAATATGTGGACGAAGAAACAGCTGCTAACGCAGTTGATGCGATAGGGTTGTCGAACAAAGGATGTACCGTTATAGACCAGAAGAACGGGGTGTTTTTTGTGTGGATGCCACGGAAACCACAAAGTGCGGAGGACTTCGGTTTCCTCGTCCACGAGTTGCTTCATGCGGTGTCTGAGACAATGAGGATGATAGGCGTTGATTTCTCGGAGGATTCCGAAGAGGTGTATGCCTACACTATCGGTTGGCTTACACACCAGACAATGGAGCGGTTCGGTATCACGATTTCTTCTTGTCGTGCTCAACAACCGTAGTCGCTGGGTGTTTCTTTGCGCAATCTTTTGTAGCATATCTGCTGTTATTTAAAAATTACGAATTGTTTTGCTTAATCGCAGAGCAAGCGATAAAGAGAGCGATAACCGCAACAATAACAGATATGATTGCAGCGATTGCGGCAACCTTCTCCCAATCAATAGGATTGTGCAATTTAGGATTGTGGTCTACGTAACGACGCCCTTTGCTTGTAATTGCAACATCTTCGATTGCGTGTCCTTCAGTCCACGCACACCGAGCAAAGCCAAGCTGTTCAAGTGTTTCAAATCCATAGGACAGACTGCCGATTCGCTGAGGGTCGGTTGTCATATTGATTTTGCCCTCGTGCAGAATCCGTAAAGCCTCCTTCTCTTCTTTCGCCAGTTTGATTCTCTCCATACAGCGTTGATTTATCGATGACAAAGATAGGCAAATATTTCCATTCGCCTATCTTTGTAGTTAAACTTACTTCTTTTTGCCCAAACCCATAATATCTATCAGCTCTTCAGCGTTATTCTGAACCGCTTCATTGTAGCAAGTGAAGAAAACACCATTGGGAAGAAGTTTGTGCCGCTTCATCCATTCTCTTTCAGACTCGTTCTTTTTATTCGCCAGCCATATCAACGGATAGCCATAGCCGTCGGAAAATGTTTCGTCTGTAATCTTGGGACAGGTCTCAATCCAACGAAATCCTTGTCTACGGAAAAATGATGGATGCACAAGGATGTATGCGAGCTTAAGTGGATTGATTATCCGCAAAGCGTCCTTGACGCGAACGAAACACATTGCTACTTGTGTAGCAGTGCAAGCCGTTGTTAAAATATCAACATTAACCCTATAGCCTTGACGTTCGAGAATTGCTACGACATCAAGAACGTGCCTTCCAGCAACGGCGAGTTGACTTGTCGTTACAGAGCAGCTCGCGCTGTTGTTATAGATGATGTTCACAATTTTGGATTTCTGATTACGCGCCTTGACAGATACCATTGACTGTGGAATGCCCGCAATCGCATTCGGAACGTGTGGGGCGAAACCTACAACGCCAACCGTTGGAATGTTCCGTTTAATAAAACCATAATTGTTCACACGTTTCTCACTCTGTATTACAGACAGCCCTTCTCTATATCCGCCAGTTAGTAATTCTTCACTCTCTTCGTATGTGTCGGTCTTATAGAAATCTTTATTCCCTTTGATTTTGCTTGATATATCTTTAGAGCCCTTGAATGCTGGATTCAATTCCCGAGTGTTCAAAGACTTTACAAAAGCATCAATTGTTGCGAATTTCTCGATTTCAATATTCTTTGCCATAATCGTGATTATTTAGCCAATTTGTATTTGAGTGTCATTACATATTCGTTATCTTCATTATCTTTGATGTTTTTTGCGATGATTCGCAAATCGTCAATCGCCATACCTCGGACAATCGCAAGTGATATTGCTTTTTTCACATCGAAGACGCTTCTAAGATTCGAAAGTCGCTCAATTGCTCTGTAAGAAACCGTGTAATGCATATCCGCAGCCTTGACTGCCTTGCGGAATGCGTGTACAAAATCCACAATATCTACCGCTCCTTGAGCGATTGCCATTTCAATATTCGTGTCATAGTTAATCTCAACGATTGCAAAGCGGTCAAGGCTTGATGCGTCAAGCTGGTAGCGTCCTGTGTATTCTGCATCCGCTCCTGTCCCGAACGTATTACCAGCAGCGACGATTCTGAAATCCTTGTGCGCTTGCACTCGTCCGTTAGGAAAGTCGAAATATCGGTTTGCGATTGCGGCGTTAAGAATCACAAGGACTTCTGGCACTGAAGCATCAATCTCGTCAAGCATAAATATCCCACCTTGTGTAAATGCTTTGTAAAACTGCGTTTCGTGGAATGTTCCGTTTGCGTCAATAAAGCCCGTAATTTTGTATTCTTGCGTGACTGCGTTTGAAAAATAAAACTCTTTGCCGAGAGCTTCCGCAACTTGTTTGCAGATGACATTCTTTCCGCATCCCGCTGGGCCTGTCAAGAAAACAGGAATGTCTGCGTTTACAAGTTTCAGAATTGTTTCAAATTCTTTGTGCGTCGCTCCTGTAACTTTGTTCTTGCCGTTATCGGATTTGACTTCGATGATTTTAGGCAAGGCGCCGTATGTATCAGAGATGTATTTATCAATTTGTGGTTTTGCGAATTGAATCATCGCATCCACTGATAGTTTAGCCATCGCTTCCGCGATAGATGCACTAAGTGATGTTTGTGGTGTGGTCGATGTTGAAACATTATCAGTAGTTTCGGTTGTTGCTGGCTTTGCTGATTCTTGTTTTACTGATGGTTTCCACGATTTCCGAGCGTTATCAATCATTGTTTGTGCTTCCGCTGCCACAGAGTCGCTAAGTTTCTTTGTTTTCGCTGGTGCGTTGATTGGGCGAAATCCATCCGCTGGGTCGTACATAATTCCGTAGCGGATTACGATTGGTTTGTACTCGGTCGCATTGTTGCTGATTACAACGTTCATCGACTCGTTGAAGTCTAATAATTGATAATCTTTCATTTTTATAAGTTTAATAATTAATAATCTTCCTTGACCGCTCATTAAGCGGTGTGTTTAATACTTGCTTTTTACACTGCAAATATACAAACAATATTTGTAACGTGCAAATGTTTAGCAAACAAAATGCCGAGTTTGGCAAACTTTTTTGAAGTTTGTTTGAAAAACAACGATTTTTTTGTTTAGTAAACACCGCTTTTTAAGCGGTTTATTTTTATATTTGTCGCGAGGCAAACGAATAATTTTTACGCGTGATATTATGAATAAGAAACTATTAGAATTGCTCCAAGACAAATGCAAGGATTTTGGATTGACAAAGAAAGCCATCGAAGATATTGCTGAAACAATAAGCGAGGGCATTAGTGACGAGGCTTCTGATGAAGAACTCGAAGAGAAGGCGAATTCTGTGGTCCCTTATGCTCGCTTGATGCAAGCAGAAGTGACACGCAAGGCGCAGAAACAGGATGCGAAGAAGAAGTCTAACAATAGTGATGGCGACGACGACGTATCCAAAAAAGCTGATGATGACCAACCAGAGTGGTTCAAGAAATTCAAGGCGGAAACCGACAAAAAACTCACGGCGCTTGAAGCCGAGAATGAGAATTTAAAAGCGGAGAAGCAGAAGGCTGAACGTTCGGCAAACATCACAGCAACGGCGAAAAGATTGGGCATTCCCGATTTTCTGATGAAGCGTTTCGCGATAGCGGATGACGCGGATGTTGAAAAAGAATTGACGGAATACAAGCAGGATCTTATCACCAACAAACTAATGCCGTCAACTGAGGCGAGCATTACGTCATCGTCCGAACAGGCGGCTAAGGACGACGCCGAAGCGTGGGCGAAAAAGCTGCCCGATTTATAACCTTTAAAACAAATTCTTTATGGCTATTGAATTTAAGAAAACGTCTTATGCTGGTAATCTTGATGCGTTTTGGCGCACTGAGGTTCGTATGCTTCCAGGTGGCTTCAATTGCAGTCAATCGATTCCAGTTGGCGATGTCATACCTCGTGGCGCGCTTGTGTACGCTGACTTCGATACGATGACTGCTACGATTGTCAAGGTCGGCAGAGTTGTTGACGGAGGCACAACCACAAAGCCTCGCGTTACGAAGAACAATCATTTCTACGCAGGCGACACCGTGATGAAAATCGGCAAGAAAGACGCTGCTGTAACTGTCAAGAGTGTCGACCGCTCAAACCCAGATTACGATGTTGTGGAATTTTCCGCAGCTTTGGCAACACTTGCCAAGGGTGACTACCTTGTCGAGGCAATCAAAGACACAGGTGATAGCGCGACGACTTATTCGCAAGCGCACGAGGCGAATACGATTCTTGGCGCTGACTACACTTCTCGTGCAGTAGGAATGACGACACTTGATGTCGCTTATTCAGCGGTTGCATTGAAGGACGTTTGTCCGCAATTCCCAGCCGATTGGCTTGATGGCGGTGCGTTCTTGAAGACGAATCACAACATTTTATTCATTAAACAATAGGAAGGAGGTAAGATATGGCTAATCAAGTTTTTTCATCTATTTTCGGAGAACTGACAAGGAACATTCAGACACGAATTGATAAGGCTTCCGAACTGAACAAGCAGTTGTTCGACAAAGTTATATATCGCAGTTACCTTGACTGGGACACTCCGACTATTGGGCTTGACTTTGAGGAGATTATTGGCAAGTACAATGTGACTATCGCGGCAGCCACAATTGGTGACAACTCTAAAGAGCCAATCATTGGTTCAAACGGACTTGATACCGTTAAAGAGCGTGTGTTGAACCACGCTATCACTCGCCCAATGTCTATGCAAGATTATCGCAAGATTCTCGAGATTATGGACACAAAGGCAATTCCTGATAGTGTCAAGAAGCAGAAACTTATCGACTTGATGTGGGGCGATGTGTCTACCGTTGTCAATGGTGTTGAAGCGCGTTTGGATATGATATTCCTTGGCGCGCTGTCCAACGAAGGAAAATTCACGTTTGACAACAAGAACAACCCCGAAGGCGGTGTTCGTGGTGCAATCGACTACAATCAGCCTGCAAGCAATATTGCACAAGCGAAAACAAAATGGACGGAGGCGAACATTGACTCTGTAGATTGTATGGAGGATATTCAGGCAATACTTGACGCTGCTGACGACAAGACTGTTCTTGGCAAGGTTCTCGCCGCTCCGAGTGTGATTGCCTATATGTGCCGCACAAAGAAGATGAAGCAGATGATTTGGGGTACTGACAAAGGTTCAAAGCTTGTGCAGTTATCCGACATCAATGCTTATCTTGAAGCGAACGGCTATCCGCAGCTTGAGAAAATCCGTAGACAGGTGCGCGTTCAAGACAATGGCAAGATCACATCTGTTAATCCGTTCAACGCGAAAAACATCGTCTTTATTCCAGCTGGCAAGCTCGGCGTTGTCAAGAATGCATTCTCTGACAATGAACTTAATCCAGAGAGCGATGTGTCGTATTCTAACTACGGGCGCATCCGTGTTTCCAAATGGCACGTTGGTGAAACCAAGGGTGCAAACAAGGGTGAGTTTACGAAAGCTGAGAGTCTTTCGCTCCCAGTGATTACCGAGATGGATAATATCTACACCCTCAAAACGGATTATTGATATGACTAATTTGGAAGCACTCAAGGCGCAATGCAAGTTGATTTGCAACACGTGCTATGTCGATACCGACGCAGCGACACTCGCGCTTGTAAACGCTGGCTTGGATTCTGAAGCAACGGCAATGCCGCAAGATGTTGAGATTTTGCGAGCAGCCATAGGTATTGTTCGTGGCTGGGTAGAAACAAGCCGCAGCGAGAACGGAATTTCAGCTGCGACAGATTTAGCGGCAGTGCGAAGGAACATTGCTTGGTGGTGCAGTCAAGGCGGCTTGGATGCTTCTGAATTTCTCGGTGATGACGCAACGACAATTGATAACGGCTCTGATATGTGGTGAGATGAGAACGAACGGCTATATACAACGATACATCACATCTGATGGATATGAGGATGAACTTGGTGACTATCACGAAGGCGAAACATATCTCGATGATGAAAAAACCGAGTGTCTTGCCGATGCGAACGGACAGCCACAAGAGCGATTGTTCGAAGATGGAGTGACGCGGAAGTATACGTTCACCGCTTTTCTGCCTCCGAGAGTGAGATGGTTCGAGGTAGGGGAACGAGTGCGGCTTACACGTTACGGCAAAGTTTTCGAACTTGAAGTCAAGGGGTTCGTTCCGTACAATCTTCAATACAAACTTTGGCTTGGATAAATTGGATGACAATGCCTATTACTGTACAGATGCAAGGTATTAACGATGAAGCGCAGAGAATCGCAGAACGTGTTGACAAAGTGATATTCAACGCTCTGTCAAGGCTTGGCGAGATGTGCGTTACGAAGATTCGCGAAAGGTCGGCAGCGCAAAGCTGGTGCGACCAAACTGGCAATCTTCGCTCGTCAATCGGCTATGCGGTGGTACACAATGGTAATGTCATATCAATATCCGATTTTGCTGTAGTGGGGAACGGCGCAGAAGGTGCGATCGACGGCAAGAGTTATGCTACTAAGGTCGCAAGCGGAATCCGAAAAAAGTGGGCATTGATAGTTGTCGCTGGAATGAACTATGCGTCGTATGTGGAAGCCATTGACTCAAAGGACGTTCTTGCCAATACAGAGCTTTGGGCAAGAGCGGAAACACCAAAAGTGATGGCACGACTTGAAGCACAAATATCAAAGATTAAGAGATGAAAACAGACATTGAGATTATGGATTTGGTTTGGACTTATGTAAAGTCTTCGCCTCTTGCCGAAAACATCAACGGCAAGTGCTACAAAGGTAGACGACCAGGCGAGTCCAATACCGAAGACTTGTGCATTTCCGTTTTGGCGAATCAAAACGGAGAGTTTCAAGAAGCATATATCAATGTCAATATATACGTTCCCGACCTTAGGCGACGTACCGCGTATGAATCCGACGATGCGCGCCTACGGGAACTTTGTCGGTTGTCTGATGATGTTTTGGGCTTGCGTTTCGGCGACGGTTGGCGGTGGAAGATGGACTCGCAAAGAGTGTACGCCGTGGACGGCAGAAACGAACAGATGATTAATAATAGACTTTTTTTCCAGAATTATAACGAGTAACAGATATGGCAGTATTAGCGTGGGGTAAGCCCCGAATTTTTGTCAAGAAACTTGGAGGGAGCGGCTCTTGGATTGAGTTGCCGACTCCTGTTGAAGGTTCTACACAATTATCGACCACCAAAGGCAACAAGAACGAAGCCAAGATTGAAGGTGGCGAGAATGAGGATGTGAAATACAATCGCAACACATACGCGCTTGCATTGAACATCCGTGCGGTTGAAGGTCGTGCGATGCCTATTATCGCTGATGATGGTGTCATTGGCGGTCAATATGCAGTTGTGCTTCAGCCAGAGAATCCAGCCTCGCAAGGTTTTGCGTTTCTGAAATCGGCTGCGTCTGTAGAGGACACATTCACAACCGCTGATGGCGGTGTGTGGAACTACACGTTCGACGCTTTGAAGCAAGACGCGAAACACAAGCAAATCTATTGGGGTACGGTGATCGTCACCGAACAACCAGCAGGTACGATTAGTAAAATCGAAATTGATCCATCCGACACGACAGGGGCGGAGGATAAAATCGAGGTTGGTGCAGACGCATAAGATTGGTTTTTTCTCATAACAATACAAGTTAAGTGATTAGTTAAGTTAAGTTGAGTTAGGTAATGTTAGCGCGGGTTTTTCATAGATTTTACCGCGCCGCCCGATTGGCTATTGGCAAAGCGCGCCTGTGAAGGTGGCATTGTCGGTTCGAATCCGACATCGGGCACTATGAATGAGCGGAAAGACATAGAAGCACAGATGATCGATACGATTATCGAACGTCCGATAGCCTTTGACATTGACGGCAAAAGGTACTGCCTTTATCCGCCATCTCTCGGTGTGACATATCTCGTCGCGCCAATCACACAATCGCTTGGTTTCAATACAGAGAATCTTAAGGTCAATGTTTTCGCAGAGATGCTTAAAGTGTGCAGCACGCACAAAGATGATGTGTGCCGCATCCTTGCGTTGTATAGTTTCCGTCGGCGGTATGACTTGTTTGATGCTACGCTTATTGAGAACCGAACAAAAGAGTTTGCGACACTTGATATTGAACAGCTCGCAAGTGTCTATATGCTGACACTTGGATGGACAGACGTAGAGATGTTTGCAAAACATATCGGTCTTGACGTTGAGCGAGTGATGCGTGAGCGTATCACTGCGATGCAGAAAAAAACATCAAAGACTGTTTCGTTCGGCGGTCGTAGCGTCTACGGCTCGTTGATTGATTACGCTTGTCAGCGATATGGCTGGACAATGCAGTATGTCGTCTGGGGTATCTCTTATGCGAATTTGCAAATGCTGATTGCCGATGCGTTGAATACCGCTTATCTCAATGATGACGAAATGCGGAAACTGGGTGTACAGAATGGCGATTGCCAAGTGTTGGACGGTGATGATCCGCAGAACGCTGCGTTGATTCGCCAATTATTCGGAGGGTAGAAATGGCAGAATTGAATTTCACGATAAGCGTCAATAATCAGCAAGTGATGCGAAAGCTTGCCGAGATACAGAGCGAAATGCGCAGAACGGCAAAGGTTGCGGAAGAGTCGGGAACAGGCTTGGATAAATTCGCTGATAGGTTAGGTAAACTTGCTGCGTCTATGGGCTTGGCTTTCGGCGCGAAAGAACTTGTGCAAAATCTTGTCAAGATACGCGGAGAGTTTCAACAACTCGACGTCGCATTCCGAACGATGCTCGGCAGTGCGGAGAAAGCTGATGCTCTGATGTCGCAATTAGTGCGGACAGCCGCCACCACTCCGTTTGACTTGCAGGGCGTGGCACAGGGCGCCAAGCAGTTGCTCGCCTATGGAATCGCGGCTGAAGATGTCAACGATACTTTGGTGCGTTGCGGTGATGTCGCTGCTGGTCTGTCTATTCCTTTGAGTGATTTGGTGTACCTCTACGGCACGACGATGACGCAAGGGCGAATGTTCACGCAAGACTTGCGTCAATTCCAAGGGCGAGGCATTCCGATTGCCGAGGAACTTGCAAAGGTTCTCGGCACGACGACCGACAAACTTGGTGATATGGTGACGGCTGGACGCGTCACGTCAGATGTATTCCAGCAAGCGTTCAACAATATGACTTCCGCTGGCTCTCGCTTTGGCGGATTGATGGATGAGCAGTCTAAAACTATTACAGGACAGATAAGCAATATCGAGGACGCTATCGATGTTATGTTTAATAAACTGGGTCAACAATCCGAAGGTATCATCAATACTACCTTATCGGGGATATCGTATGTTGTTGAGCATTATGAGCAATTCGGCAGAATGTTGCTCGGACTTGTCGCTACATACGGAGCGTACAAGACGGCGGTTATGACAGCGGCTGCTGCACAAGGATGGGCAACGGCAGCCGAAGCAATCCATTACAATTGGTTGGTTCTTGTCGAGCGTGCGCAGAAACTTCTCAACGCGACAATGCTGAGCAATCCATACGTGCTTGTGGCAACGGCTATTGCTGGTGTCGTCGCTGCTTTAGCGTCGATGAAAACAGAAGCCGAACTTGTACAAGAGGCGACAGAGAAATATGACGAAGAGAAACAGAAAGTAATAGAGAAAGAAGAAGAACATCGGCAGAAAATCGAGGAGTTGACCCAGATTGCCAGCGATGAAGCGACAAGTACGACAGCGCGCCGTGATGCGTTGTTTGCGCTCGAGCAGTATTATCCGCAAATCTTCAAGAAATACAGAACTGAATACGATGTTCTGAAAAACATCAAGACAATCAAGGAGGAAATCGCTGCACTCGACGGGAAAAATAGTATTAAGAACGTAAACACCGAAGCCGCCAAAGTTAATAAGCGTATCGCGGAACTTGAAAAGTTGAATAAGCCTTACTCTACAATAGATAGCAGCGGTCGTATGAGAACTTACACTACAATGCTGACACCAGGAGAGAAGGCGGAACTAAAAAGTCTTAGAACAAGATTTCAGCAATTAAGCCGCTCAAAGGAAAAGCAGAACGCTGCTGAATATCTAAACGACTTATCTGGTGTCAGCAACAATGAACTGAAGACTGCTATCGCACAGCGAAAAAAACTACTGAACGATATGAAGGTGAACGGCAGAAAAGTCGGACACTTCATTTCGGGTCCACAGGCTTTGCGTGGCTATTTTTCTCTATCAGAAATCGAAGCACAAATAAACTCGCTTGTACGCGAACAAAACGAACGCAGCGCGCCCCGTGCGTCAAGTGATAAATATGTCGCCAATGCGAAGAAGAACTACGAAGCCGCCCTTAAAAAATACAATGATTTCATTGTGAATAAGTCAAACTCACTCACTGAGGCACAATTCGCAAAGCAGCGTGATGACTTGAAAGCTGCTCTTGATGATGCTGAAAAAGAGTATAATAGGACTAAGACTAAGATAAATAAGGGTGGCAAGACTCATCGAAATGAAGCGGCGGAACGAGAAAGAGAAGCTGCAAAGCGCGAACAGGCACAGCGTAAACTCAATGATGAATTGATTGCGTTGCAAGCGCAGAACGAAGCCGATGAAACGGCTATTATGCACGAAGGCAGCGAGAAACGTCTGCGTGAGATTGAAGATGAGTATAAGAAGCGCAAAGAAACGATACAGAAACAACGTCGTGACTGGATTGCTGAGAACAAGAAAGCGGGCAATTCTGTAGGTGTTGATGGGTTGACTGATGAGCAACGCGCCGCCTTGAAAAAGGCTGATGAAAACAACGAGAAAAGTCGGCAAAAGTCACGCATTGAACTTGAACGAGAAACCCTTAGTGCGGAACTGCAAGCGATGTCGGACTATCTTCAGCAGTACGGAACGTTACAAGAACAGAAATACGCTATTTCTGCATTATATGCACAGAAAATCAAAGATGTGCAAGACAGCGGTGATAGCGAAGAAACCAAACGTTGGCGCATCGCTGCATTGCAGAGAGAACAAGCTTCGCAAATATCGAACGCCAATGCCAAATCGTTGTCGATGGGCATTGACTGGAGTGCCACATTTCAAGGAGTGGGAAATATTCTTAAAGATGTTGCCAAAGCGACCTTGCAGAAAGTCGAGGACTATATTAAAACAGACGAATTCAAGGCACTCTCAGCAACGGACAAGAAAACTTATACGGATCTTCGCGAACAATTACGTTTGGAAACAGGGGGTAAGTCTACATCTGTGTTCAATTTCCGCATTTGGAGCGATATAAACAAAGAGGCGAAATTGTACCAAAACGCTGTTAAGAACTTGCGGGAGAAAACCGACACACATAGTGCAGCGGTTCGTCAGCTTGAAGAAGCGAACAAGGGTCTTGCGAACGCTACTACTGATGACGCTAAGAAAATCGCACAGACGCGTGTGGATCTTGCAAAAGCGAACGTTGCAGATACAGGTAAAGCGATGCAGAACGCTCAGCAAGAAGTTAATGAGACAAGCAGCAATCTAAGCACAAGTGTCAGCAAGGCAGCGAACGGAATCAGCAATTTCACGAACTATCTCAACGAGATGTCAAACGGCTCGTTGTACGGCTTTGCCAACGGCATCACCAAGCTCATCACCTCGCTCGCCAAAGGCTCCGACGGCATCGGCAAGTCGTTGGGCGAGTTGGGCGGCAAGATAGGCGGCATCGTCGGTGCAATACTCCAGATACTTGACGCGCTGAGTGATGACCCGAAAGGTTTCATCAACGACCTGTTCGACAAGGTGGCCGACACAATAAACAAGGTGGTGGAGGAACTTCCCGAAATCATCATCGATGTCATCAAGGACGTGGGCAACATCGTGCAGGGGTTGCTCAGCGGCATTGCGGGGTGGTTCGGCATTGACGACCTTTTCGGCTTAGAAGGAAACTCTAAAGAAGTTGCCAAAACAATAGAATCGCTTACCGATAGGAACAAGCTGTTGCAGAACTCAATCGATTCATTAAATGAAACGATTAAGGATGATAATATCTTCAAGTCGAACGAAGCTTACGAACAAGCAAAGAAGAATCAGACGGAAACGAACAATAATCTGCTTGAAATTGCCAAAGCGCAAGCATCGTATTGGAAAGGGCATCACAGCTGGAATTACTATTGGGAGGGATTATCTTCATCACAAATAGCGTGGGCGCAAAAGAATGTCAATTCAAATTTCAACGGCGACATTTGGTCATTAAGTCCCGAAGAAATGAAGAAACTTCTTGCTAATGTCGATATTGCAGAAGCAATCCGCGGCACAGGCGAAGGGAATTTTGGCAAAGATGTCCTTGAAAAGCTGCAAGCGTATGCAGAGCAAGCCGAAAAGATTGAAGAATATACCAAGCAGTGGCAAGAGAACATCGCAAAAGTGTCTTTCGATACGATGAAAGATAATTTCGTTTCAGCTTTGATGGATATGTCGAAAGACGCAAAGGACTTTGCCGATGACTTCACCGAACTAATGCAGCGAGCATTGTTGTCCGTCGCACTGCAAGATTTAATCGACAAGGATCTGAAGCAATGGTATGAAAGTTATGTAACCGCACTCAGCAACGGCACTCTGACAGAGCTACAGAAAGACTACTTCAAAGACGCGCTTAACGAGATATACAAAAAAGGCACGGAGATTCGCGATAATATCGCAGACTTTACAGGCTACGACAACTACACTCAGCAAAGCGGTGATTCGGGCGGTTTCGAAGCTATGTCGCAGGACACTGCCGAGGAATTGAGCGGTCGCTTTACAATGTTGCAGATTACGGCGCAGAACATACATATTGATGTTTTGAGCCTACTGAACAAAATGGATACATCAATAGCGATAAGCACTGTGCGAAACACATTGCTGCAAGAAGTCGTGACGATTATGAATCGGTCAACATCGTATCTTGAAGACATTGCCGCTGATACGCGGAGAATACGCAATGAATTCGGTGAAAAGATAGATGAAATGAATACACGTTTGCGAGTTATCGCTGGATAGAAAAACAATGAATTGATATGAAAGGTGACTTGATTATAAACGGCAAGGATGCTTACACAACATGGGGTGTAAGTTTGTCGCAAACGGCTCTTACATCACTGATGACACCACCAGAGATGAAAGACTACATAAAGACCACGGCGCGAACCGAACACGGTTCAAGATTGATAAACAACAATCCCGTTTTCGCCGAGCGTACAATCTCGTTGGATATGCACCTAATCGCTGCGGATGAAGAACACTTCATCGCGCAGTACAATGCGTTCTGTCGCATACTCGCTGGTGGCTATCTCGAAATCTCGACACGATGGCAGCCAGATGTTATCTATCGCACCTTTTTTCAGTCGTGCAGTCAGTATTCGCAATTGATTGACGGACTTGCTAAATTTACGCTGAAAATCATCGAACCAAACCCGAACAACCGAGCCAAATGATAGCGGAAATCAGCATAAGGACAAGCACAGGCAAGGAGCGCGCGACGGTGGTCGTGGGCAGCGGTTCTGTGCGGCGGTTCGCGCTCATGGGCGATGACTATGTGACGCTGAAATTCGTGGTCGCCGAGCCGCTATACATCGCAATTGGCGACTACATCGATACCGACTTCGGACGCTTTGTCATTGTCTCCGACCAGAAGCCGAACATCAGCAAGACGACGGGCGGCTATGAGTACGAATTGAAATTCGAGGCACCGCACCACGCTTGGAAAAACAAAATCTCGATGCTTGTCTACAAACAGAACGTAGGCAACGTGGAGAAGCGTTACCGCAAGGAATCGTCGTGGAATCACACAGCCGACATCATCACTCAGGCAGAAGCGGCAATCATCGACAACCTTGATTGCTTGGGAATGGACTACCGCGTGCAGTTGCACGGAGTCGATGAAGACACGGCGAGCAAAAGCGTGCTTGTGACATACGACAATACAAGCATATACGACGCACTGACATTGATTGCCGACGCTTTCGATGTCGAGTGGTGGATTGTCGGGAACATCATCTACTTCGGAAAATGTCAATTCGGCGAGGAAACAGAATCCGTAGACTTGACACTCGGTGACAATGTGAGCGATATGGGCAACGCCAAGTCTTCAGCCGACTTCGCCACAAGGTTCTACGTCTACGGCTCTGACAGGAATCTGCGCAACTACCGCAAGAACGACCGAGGCGAGAGTGTCGCTCTCAGTGTAGTCACCGACAGACTGATGCTGCCGAAAGGCACGGACTACATAGACCTGTACAAGTATGACACGGAGGGCAACCGCGTGTACATCACGGACAGCGCATATACCGCCGACACAAACACAGAGATGCCCTCCGAGGAAGTCGTGGAGAATACGATCGTCTTCGATGATGTCTATCCAAAGCAAGACGCTACGATTACCGATGTGTTCGTGTATCGTAAAGCGCCGATTAAAGACAGCGAAGGAAACGTTGTCAAGAAAATCCCTATCTATTGGTGCAAAGTTGACGGCTTCATCTTCGACCGCAAATATCTGCTTGAAGGGAAAACGATTCAGATGATGTTCCAAAGCGGCTTGCTGTCGGGAATGACATTCGATGTCACATTCAACCCAGCGAACGATGCAGTGAAGCACCCCGATGGAAGCGTGAACAAAGACGCGCAGCGGTGGGAGCTTGTCTACAACACCGACTACGGACGTGAGTTGCCCGACGAGACGCTGAAGCCGAGTGTCGGCGACAAGATTGTTTTTATCAACTTCGATGCCAAACTTGTGACGGAGGGCGATATGGTTGCCGATGCAGAGAAGAAACTCTACACCACCGCCGTCGACTATATCAAGAAACAGGCTACCGACAATCAGACATACGACTGCACTATTATGTGCGATGTGGCGCGTGACGGATTCACGCTCGATGTCGGTCAGCGTGTGCGGCTTGTCAACGCCGCATTCTTCCGCACACCGAGGAAAAGTCGTGTCATTGGTTGGGAAATCCCTTTGGATATTCCCTACGACAATCCAGTGTACACTATCGGCGAGGCGGTGAGCTACTCCACCATAGGCACGTTGTCGAAGTCGGTGGAGGCTCTGACTGCACAAGGACAGCGCAGAGAATCGGAAAGTGGCGGTGTGTATCTCATCCGCTCCTACGATAATGTGACACCAGCCTCTGACTTGAACGCCTACTCGGCACTCCGTGCGCTGCGTCAGTTCGTCAACGCGGTTGACGATGATGATGTCGCTGGCTTGCTGACGTTCGCCAAAGGCTTGCAGTCGGCTGGCTTTATGGAGGGCTCTTTCGGGCGTGGCTTTGAGCTGATGAAAGACCGAAACGGACGCTCCTACTTGGAGATTGACGAGATTTTCGTGCGGATGCGTGCCGTGTTCGAGTCTTTGGAAATCAAGCACGTCAGCCACGTCGGCGGCGAGAACATCCTCTCGCCTGCTGGCATTGAGTGCTACAGAGTCGAGACTGTGCCCGCGCAGATAGGATTGCGCAGCAGTGACGGAGCGGACTTGCTCGACAAAGACGGAGAGCAGTTGACGGCGAAAGTCACGGACACGAACGTCTACCGCTGCTACTTCAAGACTACCGACGGAGAGCGGACGATATACAATCAATTCGCGGTGGGCGACCTTGCTCTGTGCCGCGAGTTCAACACGAAGAAGAATGCCGACGGAACGACCCTCGGACGCTACTATTGGCGTGCCGTGGTCGGTGTCGGCACTGACTATATAGATTTATCCATCACCGACTGCCTTGAAGGCTCTGACGCTCCGATGAAGGGCGACACGATTGTTTGTCTTGGCAACAAGTCCGACAAGGCGCGTCAGAATGCGGTTGTGGTATCGTCTTATGGAGTGGGAAGCCCGTCAATCAAGATGTATCAAGGCATCAAGACTTTCGCGCTCTCGGACGACAATGCGCCTGTGATTATCTCCCCAGACGGGAACAAGTTTACAGGTGATTTCGTCAGCCGTAGCGGTGACAATATTGTCAACATCATCAACGGCAAGGCGAAGGTGTACACCGAGAAGCCTTCGTTCCAGCCGTACAAGGTTGGCGATTTGTGGGTGAACGCTACGGACGGAACGTATAAGAACGAACTGCTCCGCTGCGTTTCTAATGCCAAAGCATTCACATATCAAGGCAAGCTGAATTATCTGTACAATATCGATGATTGGAAGCCGTCAAACGGCTACACGTCGGAGATAAAGCAGACTTCCGACGCAATCAAGATGTCTGTGTATGCTCTCGGTCAGCCGAAACGCAATTACGCGACACTGCCGCAGACAAAGACGTTGACGGTTACAAAGCCGTCGCTCGGCAACGCAAGCGGAAAATACATTGTCGGAAGTATCATTACCGACGGCTTGACGCATACGCAGCAGTTGTACTTGTCGTTCTCCGTCACCACGGTTGGCGACTCGCTTCTCGCCGCTCTGCCTGTGCGTATGGATATTGTTTGCGGAACATCGGTGGTCTACACCACCGAGTTCGAGACAAAGAAAGGTGTATCGGTGTCGGCGACGCAGAAAGACATCGTGTTGACGGTCGAGGAATCGTGGCTGTCGTTCGGAGCATTGTCGGTGGTATTGTCAAGCAAGAGCATCGCCACGGTGACGCTGACGGATTTCCGCGTGTGTCTTGTTCCCAACACTTCGTACTCCGAGGCTCAGGAACTGAAGCTTGAACGCACGGGAATCGACATCGTGAACAAGCGAATCATACTGCAAGCGGACACTACGGAGTTTGTCGGCAACGACGGCACTACACGTGTGCGGATTTTCGGAAGCGACGGCAAGATTAATGCTGAGATGATTGACGCTGACAGCATTGTCGCAAAGCGTCTGCAAGCGAAGACAAGCCTCGGCACGGTTGATATTGACAACGGCACCATATTGCTGCTTGACGCGAACGAAAAGCCGAGAATGCGCATATCGGGGGGCAATCTCACCACTTCGGCTTCGTCGGTCGACGTTGCAATGAAGCCGTACACAGGACAGATTGATGTGGACGAAAGCAGGGACTACTACCACGCGGAGATTGCGTTGCCCGAAGCAAGCGGCTATGTGTTCAAGACCGCCAACGGAGCGGTGGCGAAACTGCCGACAATAGGACTCGGTGTGTCGGAACTTGTCTCCGACGCGTTGGCATACCCAGGAGGGCGCATCCGTGTACGGCTCGAACTGCTGCTTGACGGCAAGGTTGTCGGTGCGCTTGACAAGGAAACCGCCGCTACCGACTTGTCTGTTTCGGGGACGCTCACCCTTGATTCGCTCTCGGTGTCACTCTCCGAGGGCATCCACTCCATCACTGCCAATGTGTGGTTCTGGGGCAACGGGAACGCTATCACTTCGACATCGTTCCGCATCGAGCCGAACGGCAACATCTTGGTGACATATCCGACAGATATGGTGGAAATCGCAGCGGACGGATTCCGTGCCGCCACCGCTGGCGGAACGTACATACAGCAGACTGCGGAGGCTTGTGTGATGGTCTATCAGCAGTACCGCTTGGAGGTGTCGGGCAAGGGCATCCGCGCCACGACTGACGGAAACAATTGGAAAAACTTAATATAGTGTGAATAGTATGATTAGAATAGTAAGAGGAAACAGATTTCGGTTGCTGATCCCGCTTGAACTGACAACGACAGAAGGCGGAGTGAGCAAGACTGAGAAATACACGCCGACAGAACAATGCCGCGTGTGTGTCCGCAAGGCATCCGCTTCCTACGATGTTCCGCACTCTGTGCAGGACACGAACGTGCTTGTCGTTGACATCGCTGCCGACTTGCTCGGCAACGGGACGTATGCGGTGGAGGTGGCTGACAAGGATGTGCGCTCAATGCGCCTTGCTCAATTCGCTATCGTGGAAACGACGGAGGAGGCGGACATCAAGCAGCCGACGGACTTTGAGTTGCAGACCGCCGCACTTGACGCACAGGTGTTTTTCGGCGGGATTACAGAGAACGACGTGAAGCGGATTGTCGATGAGCATCTCGGCATTCCAAAGGACGCGAACGGAGAAATATTAATAACAAAAGAACATAGTTGATTATGGCATATCAGATTAATTTGACAGGACAGGAGATTGACGAGCGGCTTCAGAACATAGGCACTGCCGAGGATGTGGCGGCGGCTGACGGAACACTCTACGCTCGTATTAGCAAGAATGCTGACGACATCGATGAATTGAGAGATGCAGTCGGTCACATAGATTCCGCACAGACGGCGACCGACAAGACGGTGACACAGCACACGGCGGACATCAGCACGTTGCAGACGGCGTTGAAAACGAAAGCCAACCTTGTATTAGGGAAGGTGTCAGTAAACGAACTTCCTGTTGCAACTTCGTTAGGAAATCCGAATAATGGTACAATTCCATCAACATTTGCAGTTAGCAAGGCTATTAATGATAAGATTGTAGGTCTGCTTAATTGGCAAGGGGTTAAGGATACTACTGATGCAATCAAGGATATTGCACTTGCTAAAAAAGGTGATGTATGGCATTCAAACGAAGATGGTTCGGAGTGGGTATGCACTGAAGATATATTTACAGCTGATCATTCTGTGTGGGAAGAGTTGGGAACTCCTATCGATTTGAGTGGATACTATACCAAGAATGAGGTTGACAAGAAGGTAAGAATTGAGGCGTTAGATAACGGAGATGCATCTGCATCATTTGTGGCGGGTCGCAACCTTAAAGTCAATGGTTGGGAATTTTATTGGAAAGACGTATGGGAAGAATCAGAACCATCGGCTATTAAACACATAGAAAGTGCAGGTGTTAATGCTGCCATTAATGAAATAAAAGGGACTGGAGTTGATGTCTCTGCTTTCACGTTTCCGACAACTAAAGATGAATTTATTGCATACCTAAAAACTATTACGTTTGATTTCAGCAATCAACCTAATCAAGTATCTGGTTATGGAAGTGTTACATACGGTATTATGAATAAAAATGCTGGAACAACTACTATTGTGGAAGGTATGCGTAACGCTGTGCCTGATAAAATACACAGGTCACATATAGAAGGTCAATATATGACTTTCCCAGATGTAGAATATGCACTGGATTGCCATGTAGAAGGACAGGATTGTAATATTGTAGGATATGCTTCAATTTGTCATCTTGAAGGCAATGGCTCAGCGGTAGTTCATTCTATGGGAAAGAATGTAGGATTCTTCGAAGAAGCTTGTGCCTGTCATGTTGAAGGCGGTGGCGGAGTTGCTGGGGGAGCATATTCTCATGTAGAAGGGGATGGTTGTGCAGCTCTTAATACTGGAGCGCATTGTGAAGGTAAAGGTTTCTATAAAAACAGTGTTACCGATTGGAAAAAGCGAACAGATAAAGACAATGACTATTTAAAAGATTTGTGGAAAAAGATTCTATTCGGGAAAACTGACACAAGTGGGTATACTTATAAATTTTCAGCAGCAATAGGGCTCGCATCGCATGTCGAGGGAATGGGTAATATCGCACCTAAAGCCTATGCAACTTTAGAAGGTCTTGATACAGGTGCTACTGCATCATTTGTTAATGGAGCGAACCATGCAGAAGGAGCAGGTAATTTAGCTGGCGCCGCAGCTTCTCACGCAGAAGGTATTAGAAATGAAATAGGTAATAATGCCTACGCTTCCCATGCTGAAGGTATTAAAAATACTACCCAAAACAGAGCAGAGCATGCTTCTGGTCAATATAACAAATCAAACAAAGCGACAGATACATTTGGAGATGCTGGTAATACATTATTTTCAGTAGGCTGTGGTACATCGGATGCTGATAGAAAGAATGCTTTTGAGGTAATGCAAGATGGAACATGTAAATATTATGATGTTGCTACAGGAGAACAGATAGATGTTGGTGTTGCAAAAGAATTATCAAAACCTTTTGATTTGGCGATAGGAAGCGCAACTAAAAAAGTTGATGGTAAATCGGCTGTTACTTTTACGGCTGAAGAAATTACAGATAAATTTAATGGAGTTTTAATACAGAAATTAAGTACAGAAAGTACGGAAGCTGATATAAGAAAAGCGTTTACTGAAGTAAATACTAAAACTGTATTGTTTCCAACTCCTGGTAGTGTTATAGCTAAATTAGATGGAGGTAATAGAGGTATTGTTGTTTCTTTAAGTGAACCTAATGCTACAACATTGGGACGAAGCATAGTTGTATATTATGGTGACGGAACTTACACTATTGTTGTAAAAAATGACTTTACTAAGGTGTTAGTACCTTGGAGAAAAGACAGTTCTTTGCGCGACCTGTACATATCCGCTGGTGCGGTGTACAACGAGCAGACGGGGTACTATGAGCTGAACGGACTGACGGACATTACCGAGGAGGAGATGAGGGTGATATGGCAAGAAGATTTGAGCGGATGGTATCTCAACGGCAGAACGAACCTTACGAGGAATATTGAAGCAAGAGGTAATGCTGGAGGCTATAATGGTGGAATAGATATATGTAATATGTGCGCAGGAAATGGCAATATAACTATATTTAATTTCTTTAATCCACCATTTATTAGGTGGATGGATAACGCTTTTTCAAACTGTATAAAATTAAAAACTATAGATACAAGATTTCCGATATATCCGTATGGGGGAGTTGTCGGGCTTAACACATTCAGAGGATGCACATCCTTAGAAGAGGTTAGATTTGATATGCGATATTTAAAATTGTCTACTAATGTCAATTTTCCTGCAAGCTCACTAATATCAAAGGATTCAGTACTGTCTGTTATAAAAACGACAAAGACAGACGGTTCTGTAAAACCGCTTGTTGTGGTCGGTTTGAACGAATCCGCTTATAATAGATTGAAAGACGATACCGATATTATAGCGGCACTTACAGAAAAGAATGGGTTTGTAACTTTAATACAGATTTAATCATGGTAACAAAACAGAACAACGAGATTTACAGCACGGAAGAGAAGTACGTGCATATCAAGAACACAGACGTTTATTTCAAACGGGGACTTGCTATTGGGCTGTCAGTAGAGCAGTGCGAGGAAGTGGACGAGATACCGCAGACTACAAACACTAAAGCCTATGAAGACAAGGTAGACAGTCTTATCCGCGGTCGCTATTCGCTCAGCGAAGAACTCGGCATACTAAGGCAGAAAGACACGAAGAAAGCGGAATATGACGCTTATTTCGCCTACTGCGAGCAGTGCAAGGCAGAAGCCAAAGAATGGCTCAGAGAACATCCTAACGGCGATTTGCCGCCATTGCCGCAAGTGGAAGAAGTGACGGACTATCTTTCGGAAACAACTGACGATGTTGTGGGATTTGGGCAATAAAAAAAGGCAGCAAGGGCGAAGCCCATACCGCCTATTATGGTTCGCAAGGGCAAGCCCAAAACTGACCATTACACAACAAAGATAGAAACAATATTGAAAACCACAAAATGAATAAAGAAAAAAATGACAGGAACGGCAGTAAACAATAGTCTTCGTATCGGGACTGCAAGTATGGGAGTGTTCATAGGCGAAATCAGCACACTGCTCTGGGACATGCGGTGGCTGATGCTCCTCGCTGGAGTGCTGATTATTGTAGACTTGTGGCTCGGTGTTCACAAGAGCATCTCCAACAACGTTGACATCCGAGCAAGCCGCGCTCTGCGGAGAACGATGATGAAGATAGCCGACTACCTTTGTATCGTGATACTCGGTGCGGTGGTAGGCAAGGCACTCGGAGAACCGCTCGGATGCTCCGCTATAGTAATCGCCGTGGTGCTTATGTCAATTGCTTGCTTGTGCGAGCTTGACAGCATCATCAGCAACTGGGGTGAAATCAAGGGAGTCAAAATAAACGTCTTCAAGATTATCCTCGGACTTGTAGGCTACAAGCGCAAAGAACTTGGAGAAGCACTAAAGGGAACAATCACAATCACTAAAAAACGAAAGAAATGAAATATTTTACGTTGAATGAACTGACACGGAGCGACACCGCATCACGGATGAAGATAGACAACACGCCGACCGCGGAAGCCGTGAAGAACTTGACGGCACTTGTAGACAACGTGCTTGACCCTTTGAGGGAGATGTACGGCAAGCCGATATACATCTCCAGCGGCTACCGCTGCCCACGGCTGAACAAGGCGGTCGGAGGTGTCGCTGGCTCACAGCACAAGACAGGACAGGCAGCCGACATCAATCAGCGAAGCCGCGAGGAGAACGCGCGTATCTTCAAACTGATTGAGGAGAACTTCGACTTCGACCAACTGCTGTGGGAGAATGGAGGTCAGTGGGTACACGTGTCTTATCGTGCTGACGGCAAGAACAGAAGACAAGTGAAACGACTATGGAAGAAATGATTTATTAACCAGACAACGGAACGCGCTCTTTGACATACGGAATCACCGAAAAAAAACTACAAAATTTTCTTGAAATTATATACAATATTTCGATGAAATTATATATCTTTGCATAGAAAAAGTCCCATATCGGCTAAATATGAGACTTTTAGAAATTCGGCGCACCGCCAAATAAAATTTTAATTGTATGCAAGATAATTTAAATTCATCGAAACGGCAAGCATTCTCGAAAGAAGATGCCGTAGAACTGCTTAGACAGTATGCAGTGCAGATATTCAGTGCCTTTGATGTGGCGCTGGAGAAATACAATGTGGAGATACAACAGACAAGCCCGCTTGCACGGGTGCGGTTGGACTCGCAATTGTTGCACGCAAAAATAACAGACAGCTTTATTGACACATTCCCAGAGAATACGATTGTTGGCAAATATCGCAGAATCATTTTCCGCTATGTGGGCAATAACAATAAATGCCAGCTTATAATCAAGAAGCTAAGCAAATTAGGTCATCCGTCGTACATAAGCACACGACTGAGCAACACGATATTGTCGCAAGGTCAATGCGAGTTGTTTGATGGTGACGAAAGCGCAAAGCGAGAACCTTTATTGATTTTTGGCTATACAAAAGACAGATACGGCAATTTGACAAATCCGAGAATCGTCTATTTTGACGAAGAACCGATTTGGGAAATTGTTCCGTCCGATTTCGCCGCTACTCTGCCGAATATGGACAGCGTAGAACGTATCGAAGTAAAGCCGAAAAGAAAGCAGAGAGAGAAAAAAGCAGAATGATAAAAACGGGTGGTGTGCCGTTTTATTCATCAAACGTATTTAGTTATGGAAAATCAACAACTGGCAAACGCAAAGAGGCGCAGGCAGCTGATATTTGCAAGGGAGTACAGAGGACTATCGCAGACGGAGCTTGCAAAACGTGTCGCGGGATTGTCGCAATCCAATCTTTCAAGGTTTGAACAATTAGGCGGCTCATTGTCGGAAACGGTTTTGCGAAGAGTTATGGATGTGCTTGAATTCCCTTTCGAGTTCCTCGGAATAGAAATTGAAAATAATCCAGAGAGCAAGCATTATCGCAAGAAAAGTCGGATTGGAGCAAAGGACAAGGCAAAGATAGACAAATTTGTGGCTGTTGCGACTTATGTGTTCGACAATATCCTTGATGAGTTTGACGCACCACCTTTCAATTTTCATTATCTCAATGCGGAGGACGGAATAAGTCCTGAGGAAGTCGCAAGGCAGACACGTAGAACGTGCCGAATTGGGAGTGGTGCTATCCGCAATATCTGTAATCTTCTTGAGCGCAATGGTGTGTTCGTGTATTTCTGGGATTGCGAGTATGAGGATTTTGACGGGGTGTCGCTTGTCTCCGACAAAGGGAATCATATCATTGTGGTCAACAAGAATATGCCGAATGACCGCATTCGCTTTTCTCTTGCGCACGAGCTTGGCCACTTGATAATGCACAACAGTATGTTTGTCGTTCTTGAGGCAAGGGATAAGGAGAAGGAAGCCAACCAATTTGCAGCGGAATTTCTTATGCCAGAGAGGGAAATAGGAAGCTCGCTTCTGAACGTGAGACTATCGGCATTGCCGTTGCTGAAACAAATGTGGTTGACATCAATGTCCTCGTTGATTATGCGCGCGAAAACTCTCGGTAAAATAGACAGCGACAGGTACAGAATGCTTATGACAGAAATGAGCCGTAGAAGGTGGCGCACAAACGAGCCAATACAGGTAGAACTTGACCGCCCGACATATTTGGCAGATGCAGAAAATATGTTGCAGGACGATTTCAATCTTGACTATACGGAGCAGGCAAAGATGTTGGCTTTGCCCGTAGACATACTCAGAACGATATTCCAAGAAAAAACAACGCCCAAAATATTGAAACCAGTGTTTTGGGCAACTCGTTGACAATACACTCCGTAATGGAGATGTGCTTAAAAACGCTGGGGCGGTGATTCCGAATGTCGGAGTCGCCGCTCCTTTTGTCATAAACGTTTTTGAGAATGAGAGATGACGAGAAATGCAGATATGTCTGCGTGGTGATAGGCTGGGTGCTGATTGCCGTGCTTGCGGTGATGTGCATCAGATGCAAGTCGGTGCAGTATGTACCCGTTGAGACGGTTCGCACCGATACGTGCTACGTGAACAAGATACGCACTGACTCAGTGAACAAGATACGCACTGACTCAGTGTATGTGCGCGACTCGGTGGTCGTGGAGCGCGGCGGTGACACAATCAAGGTGACCTCTTGGCGGTGGCGCGAGCGGTACGTTACGCAGCACGACACCGTCTATCGGAGCAGAACGGACAGCGCCTATCGGAGCAGGACGGACAGCGTTGCCGTGCCTTACCCAGTGGAGCGGAAGCTGTCACGTTGGGAAAAGACGAAGCAGGACATCGGCGGCATAGCCATCGGTGCGTTCATCGCCGTTGTGTCGGCAGTGGTGATTTGGTTGGCGGTAAAGAAGATGAAGAAATGAAAAAGCTCCCGACTAAATAAAATATCACCACAACATCCTATTTAACACACACGTTCCGTGCGGTGTCGGGAGCCAATTATGCCTGAATCGCACGGACGTTTTGTGTCTTGTCTAAAGATAAAGCGGATGTTGTGGTTCGGCAAAGTTAGTAAATTAAATAGGGAAATCAAATGAAAACAATCGAAATCTTTGCCGAGGCTGTGAAATTCGCCTCAGAAGCATCCGACATTCCGAGCGACAGGATATTGTCGGAGAGCCGCGACGCTGACGTTGTGGACGCAAGAATGCTCGTTATTCAGACGCTTTACGACATCGGACTATACCCTCGCAGAATAGCCGAGCTGTTCGGAATGACGCCATCCAATGTGCGCCATCTGCTGACTGTGGACAACAGAAAAAAAACAAACAAAGTCTACGCAAACAACTTGCAAGCATTACGCAAGCACATAGCAAGCATCTTCTTTGACACCGAGTGATTCCGTGCGATATTTGCAGCACTGGCAATATTGCCAGCGTCTTAAAATCAATATTTATGGAATCAAAAACTTATGTTTTCGGCGAGAACGGCAACAACGGAATGATGTCGCTTCTTGCTCCGCTGATGCAGAAGAGCGGTCTCGATCCGAACTTGCTTCTCGCTATGAACCGCAACAACGGCGGCTTTGGCGGCGAGGGAGGCTGGTTTATGTGGGTGATTTTTCTGTTCTTCCTTATGGGATGGGGAGGCAACGGCTGGGGTTTCGGTCGCAACAACGGCGGAGGCATAGCCAACGAAATCAACAACGACTACGGGCGCAGTCTTCTGATGGACGCTATCGGCGGAAACCGCAACGCATTGAGCAACCTTGCAACGCAGCTCAATTGCACCGAGGGTCAGATTCAGAGCGCAATCGCCGCTTTGACATCACAGGTGCAGAGTGTAGGCAACCAAGTCGGAATGTCGGGGATGCAGGTAATCAACGCACTCCAGCAAGGGAATATGCAGATTGCACAGCAGATAGCCAACTGCTGCTGCGAGAACCGTCTCGCAACGTGTCAGCAGACGAACACACTGCAAGGCGCAATCAACAACGTTGCTGTGGGACAGGAGCGTGGCTTCTCTTCGGTAGCATACGAAACACAGCGTCAGACGTGCGACATTGAGAAATCCATCAAGGAGGCGACAGACAAGATTGTCGCTGGACAGGCGGCAGCGGAAATGCGCGAGATGCAGAACAAGATTGACATTCTCCGCGAGGAGAACGGAACGTTCAAGTCGTCGGCAATGACATCGCAGATTGTCGGCAGTGCGATCGCTCCTCTCAATGCCGCTCTTGCTGGACTGCAAAGCGAAGTGGCTGGAATCAAATGCAAATTGCCCGAAACAACGACTATCCCCTACAGCCCTGTAGTGGGTGTTCCGTCGTGCGTGGCAGCACAGATGGGCTTGTACGGACTGAACGGCACTACCTTTTGGACGTAGAAAGGAGGGCGCTATGACTTTCCGAGCATTTACATTCGTCAATAGGCGCGGCTCTGCCGCCATAGCGACAACAGGCGTGAAAGTGAACACCGACAGCGTTGTGTTCACATTCGCCAACCACGCATTCGTCAACGCGTGGTATCGCGGCACTCTGTTCGTCGACTTGGCGCAAGCCGTTCCGACAGGCACGACAGGCACACTGCCCGTCCTCTTCGAGACCAACGGAGTGACGAAAGCCGTCACTAAATTCAATGGCGACGCACTGACTGCCGCCGACATTCCAGGAACTGGAGTGGTGCAGTTATGGTTCGACCGCCAAACCGACACCTTGCAATTGATGTCGGGAATTGTTTAACAAAAAAAAGCAACAGATATGTTCAGTGGATTAAGACAGAACGCATTGATATACATCCTCGAGAAAGGGGAAACCCCGACATTGAAAGTCGGGCAAGTGGTGTCGGTAAGCAATCCGACACCGAGATACTCACAGCCGACAAATCCATATTCGGCATTCTCGCAGAACGTGGAGCAAGTGGTCGACATCTCGGTGAAGACCGACGACGGAACGGCGGTTGACTTCAAGCAGCTTCCCGCCTCGCTCGCCATAGCCAACCAAGGAAGTGTTGTCGTTGCAGACAACAAGGAAGCAATGACATCGGAGGTGGAAGCGATGCTCAGAACATCGCGCAGCGTTGTCGAGAGCGTGGACTACCACAAGCGAGTTATCGGAGCGTGCGACACTATGTTGCAGACTCTAAACCCTCAATTCGCCAAGGAGCGCGAGCAAGAGCAGAAAATAAGCTTGCTCGAGGAGAAGGTCACAGGAATGGAGGGAACATTGTCGGACATACGTTCGATGCTGTCCAAGGCACTGAACACGTCTGTCGCGAAAACCAAAAACTGAAACGACTATGGGATATATGATTGAAATCACTGAAGACAAGCTGGGAACGCTTGCCGAGAACGCGGAGAAGATGCTCCGCTATGGTGGAAAGGTTATGCAGTGCATAGATGATTTGCACCGCGGAAGCGGACGGATGGGCGAACGTCACTACGACGACTACCGCTCCATGGGCGACGACCGCGAGAAGTGGAACAATGATGATGACCGCGACCGCTACGGAGAACGCGGCTATCGTCGCAGATATTAGAGAGCATTATGAAACATCGTGAGCCTCTTGACTTATACGACACGAAGCCGCACGGAATGTCCGAATACCTCAGACACAACGGGTGGCATTTCAACCGCCGTATGTGCGAGTTTGCCGTATCGCTTATGCGCAAGGACGGAAAGCGCATCGATCCGTGGCGGAAGGAAGATGTCGACGAGCTGTTGAAATCCGCATCGGTGCAGATAGACTGCACAGACCACGACTATGTGTATGTGGCGAATATGGCTAAGGCTGACTTCCTCGGCGGATGTCTTGCGGACAACACCGCGGTAGCGAAGTATGTGAGTGATGTTTTGAGCGATGAAGACCAAGCCGACGGCTTTATTTTCAACCGCTTCTATGCCGACTGCGCGCGCAACGGAGTGGGCATTCCGTGGGAGGATGTGTTGTGATACGGCTGACGCTTGACATAGTGGGCTACGGGTGGACGGCGGAAGTGTTTCTTGCCGTCCATTCTTTTGACGCAGACGCGGTTCTCGCCTGTCTGCGAGCGGTGGACTGCGACGATGAGTATTTTATTAAAGCGGAAGAAAACTTGCGTCAGAACCGCTTGAACCGAGGTCTGACGTACAGCAATATCGCTTTACGGAGGTCAGTGATGGTTGTCGGCACTGCTTCGTCCGCGTCGGAGTGTGCAAATTCGCTCGTCCACGAACTGCACCATCTTGTAGCGCACATCTGCGAAGGCTCCAATGTGGACTTGTCGAGCGAAGAAGCGTGCTATCTCGCTGGCGGTCTTGCCCAGTTGATACACAATGATGCCGCGCCGCTCCTGTGCGATTGTTGCCGAAAGAAGAAAGGGAAACATTATGAAGAACGACATCATCAAGACACGGAAGAAGAATAGCCGTCACGCTATCGACTTATATCGGATTGTGCCACGCCGAGAGCGTGCAGCGGACATTGAACGCTTTGTCCGTTGTTTCGGCATATCCGCGAACGACATCAACAAGCCGAAACAAGTCTGCAACAATCCGTTGTAGGACGATGTTTGACAAACAAAAAAAGGCTGCACTATGTGCAACCCCTTTTCGGTGTGTGGTGGTGTTTGTCAATCATCAATCATCGACGCTTGGTACTAAGGCTATCTTGACACCAAGCACCGCGCCAAGACGGCTGATTGTATCAATACTAACATTATAGCGACCGCTCTCAATACGGCTTATATTTGTCCGAGGAACATCGCTCAGTCGTGCAAGCTCTGTTTGCGACAATCCTTTTGCTTCCCTTGCCTCTCGGATCATCGTGCCGAGCCGCGCTCGCTCGGTTTGTTTGACGTTGTTTTCGCCGCACTCTGGATATTTGGCTATCTCTGCACGCTCTGCATGATAGCCCATCCATATCTCGCCTTGCTGATAGCAGTTTGCGAAGTGGGGAAGGTCTGCACCGTTAGCCGTCAAGTCGGTGTATGTATCAAGCAAGTCTTTATATGCGCCTCGCCCTGCTGGGCTCGTATCGATTTTGCTTGCTGGCTTGCTGAAGATTTTGCCCAACTGCGGTGACATCTGCAATCGGTATGGGCAGTTACATATATTTGTGATTGCGGTCGGTGTAAGACCACCATCCCATAAAAAGTCTACGCAAGCCATTAATTTACCTATCTTGCGGTAGACAAGCATATCGTTACTTAATTCCATTTTGCTAATTCTTCGTTTATAATTTCGTTGTCCATATCGTCATTGTCGGCGCAGAAAAACTTGGCTGCTGCATCCAGTCCGTGTTCGACAAGCATTTCTTTGTCGGCTTGATCTTCTATGTTCGGCATTGTGGCGCAGTAATGCAACGCTGCCACATAATGCTCTTTAATGCCCCAGGCGTTGATGTTGGCGAAACGGAACGACACCACATCCTTTTTGAGTACTACTTCATCGGCTGCGAATATCTCAACCACACTGGCGGTGCGGAAGTGGTATATGAGATGACGCTCATCACATACACCACCAGCCAAGAATGCCAGTTCGGGCAATTGCTCTATTGCTTGCATAGTCGCTTATTTTTTCAAGCCGATTTCGTATTGGTGCACATCGTAGTCGTGATAGCCTACCTTATATCTATCCCACACCTCGTATGTCAACTCTGGTACATCGTTAAATACAATGAGTATTTCATTCTCACTCATTTTATCAAGGTTGTCTGCAATGTCGTTCAACCGCTCTGCGAGGGCTTCTTCGTCTTCGCCGAATGTCGCGGCATCCTCTCTCAAACCTTCTGCCTCTGACTTCTCGTAGACCGACAGGCGGTCTACTTCAATAAATGCCTTGCGCAGATCGAAAGGAGCATCCTCCCATCCGCAATCTGTCCACACTCGCTCGCCGTCACGCTTGGTGTATGAGTGTATCGCTAAGTCGTACTTCTTGGCGATTTCTTCTGCTTCGGCGAAAGAGGCGAAACCTACGATTGCTTTGCCTGTGTTGGTGTCGACCACCTTGCAATGTTGTGGTGTGTCAAGGCCTTCGAGAGTTGCAGGGCAATTGACGCTGAAGTAGAAAACATCGCCTTCTTGGTTCACACCCTTGTAAACCCGTACGTCATCATCAGCGAAATAATCAAGCATTTCTCTCGCCTGTTCTGCCTCGAAACCATTCAATTCGGTGATATACGCTCCGTTGAGTAACTCTTGCAATTCTTCTTCGCCATATTCGTCGGACGCCAAAAACGGGTCTGCATTGAATGTCATCACATTAACGTCTGTTGCATTGATTTTTGTTGCCATAGTTTTTGTTTTTAAGTTAGTATTGGTTTTTATTTCTGATGCAAAGATAATACACAATGTAGTATATATGCAACACTTTGCCCAATAAAATGCACAACATTAACACTTTTTAGCAAAAGTGCATCCATTCTGTGCTTATAAGCCATCTTCGCTTTGGTTTTCTCGGTTTTTCAATGTATCTTTGTGAAGTTTAATAATTATAATCTTCATTTCTCGCGTCGTGCGAGGAGTTTGAAAAGGGGTGCTTCCGAAGTGATTTCGGAGGCACTTTTTGCATTTTTGGTGCGCAAATGTTGCACGGTAAGATTTTTCAGTAAAAATGCCGCAGTGTATTCGTTTGAAATTCAATGAGATACTTATTATATTTTTAAAAATAAGATACCTTTATACAAAAGTAA